ACCTAAGTTTATAAGAGAATTTTGTGCAGAGAAAGGGCTATCTTATCCGTTACCCCCTACTGTACATACAGAATGTGATGTTGTTTGGTGTTGGGGTTTTGTGTTTAATAGAACGACATTAGAATATGGTCCGGTTAAAGCATATGCTCGATATAACATGTAAGAACACATGTTATAAATAGATATAATAAGTTAAAACAGGAAATGAAATAATGGCAAAACCCAATTCAAGATCAACATTAATAGACTATTGCTATAGATCGCTAGGTGCGCCGGTAATAGAGATCAACGTTGATGATGACCAAAATTCTCTTATAAACTTAGGTTAGATGATAGAATTGATGAAGCTTTGCAATTTTACCAAACATACCATGCTGATGCTATTGAAAAGATATATTTAAAGCATCAGGTAACGCAAGATGATATTGATAATGGATTCATTCCGGTCAATGATTTAATCACAGATGTTATTAGGGTTATGCCTATTAGAGATAGTGGATCAGCTAATTCGTTATTTGACGCTAAATATCAGATGCATCTTAATGACGTTTTTTCACTAGGATTTATGGGATCATTGGCAGAATATGAAATGACCCAACAATGGTTATCTTTATTGGATCTGATCGTTGGTTCAAGCGATAAACACATCTCATTTGAAAGACATAAAAATCAGCTTAGAGTTGATATGGATTGGGCAAAGGAAGTTATTGTTGGAAACTACGTAATAGTTGAATGCTTTAGAATCCTGGATCCTGCTACATACACAGACGTATATAATGACTACTTCCTTAAGAAATATGCTACTGCACTGATTAAAAGACAGTGGGGAGCAAATCTATCCAAATTTGAAGGCATGGTTATGCCTGGTGGCGTTACTTTCAATGGCAGACAGCTATTTGATGATGCTAATGAAGAATTAACGAAATTAGAAGAGGAAGTTAGATTAAACTGGGAACAACCAGTGGACTTCTACATAGGATAATTTATGGCCAGAAATGTTTATTTTTCACAGGCAGTTAAATCAGAGCAACATTTATATGAAGATCTGGTTATAGAAAGCTTGAAGATATACGGTCAGGATATTTATTATCTGCCACGTAGTATAGTAAATCGAGACTATATCTTCGGTGAAGATCCTGCTTCGCAGTTCGATGACGCTTATATGATAGAGGCTTATATCGAGAATTCCGACGGGTTCGAAGGTGCAGGTGATCTATATCAGAAGTTTGGATTGGAAATCAGGGACGAAGCTTCGTTCGTTATTTCAAGAAGACAGTGGGAAAAACTAGTAGGCATATGGAATAACACTTTAAATGGTATAAAGCCTAATATGGGTGATATCATATATCTTCCTATGAGTTCGTCTTTCTTTGAGATTACTGCCGTAGAAGATGATAAACCGTTCTATCAGTTATCTAATCTTCCTGTGTATAAATTAAGTTGTTCATTGTTTGAAATGAGTGATGAGAAGTTCGAAACCGGTATAGATTCAATAGATCAGATTGCTGGTCAAGATGCTTATCAAGTAGTTATGGATCTCAACGTTACTGATGGTCTACATCTCAATAGAGGTGAAACCGTAACCCAAATACTTAACGCGGAATTGGGCATATCTGTATTTGGTACAGTTCAATCAATCACTAAGACATCTGAAACTAAATCAACAATCACAGTTTCTAATATAGGCGTATCAGGAATAGGTGAAGCTAGGGATTTCGTAACATCGGAAACTCTCGGTATATTGGGATCGGAATCTGCTAATACGTGTTATGTAAGCAAAGTTTATGATGTTACGGATCAGACTGGAAACTTTAATATTACAGATACACAATCATCTAATTCAGATTTCGAGTTTGAAGGAGATAGTATATTAGACTTCTCTGAATCAAATCCGTTTGGCGATGCATCGGAGACTTACTAATGTTCGGAGAACACTTTTATAATGCAACCACGAGAAAATCGGTTGCTATATTTGGAACCCTATTTAATAACATATCTGTTATAAGAAAAAGCGCAGACGGAGGGGTTTTAAATCAAATCAAGGTTCCTCTCGCTTATGGACCAAAGCAAAAGTTCCTGTCTAGATTAGAAACATCGCAGGGTGAAGATACGCAGATGGCAATTAAATTGCCTCGCATGTCTTTTGAGATTGCTGGTATAGATCAGGATCTAAATCAAAAGTTAGGCAAAACATCTAGGATTTCGGAATCTAATGCGAGTGATTCTACCAAGAAGAAAACTATTAAACAAATGGTTTCTTACAATATTACGATGTCTCTTAATATTATGGCAAAAAATCAGGATGATGGATTACAAATAGTTGAGCAGATATTACCATACTTTCAACCGGACTATACTGTAACAATTAATCCTGTTGATGATTTTGCATATAAGCAGGATGTTCCTATTGTTCTTAATAGTGTTTCTATTGCTGATGATTACGAGGGTGACTTCACATCAAGAAGAGTATTAATATACACGCTCGAGTTTACTATGAAAATGAAATTCTTCGGTCCTATAGGTAACCAGGGTATTATTCGTCAAATTGAACTAGATTTCAAAGATATAAATAATACATCAACGGTGCTAGAACAGATGGATTTAACAATCGATCCTACAACTGCGGACGAAGAAGATAATTATAATGTGGTCGTTACAATCAATAACGATAACTTTGCTTAGGTTATGAGATATTATGGAAAACAAAAAAGACAAGTTAGCTGCAAGTTTGGAGAAGAATCTTCCCACTAATACTGAATCATCAGAAGTAGTGGTAGTTGAGACCAAGGGTGAGCTTGATCAAAAAGATATAAAAGATGACTATGAATTTTCAAGAAAGACCTATAGAGATTTAATAGCTGCTGGTGTTGGATCACTAGATGTTCTTGCGGAGTTAGCTCGTGAGAGTGAGCATCCAAGAGCATTCGAGGTACTATCAAAATCTATAAAAGATATTGGTGATGTTACCGATAAGCTTATGGATCTGCAGAAGAACAAAAGGGATCTTGATAACGACGCAAAACCAGGGTCATTTGAGCCAGCGGGTAACACTAGCAATAACGTCTTCATAGGAAGTACATCGGACCTTCAGAGAATGTTATCCGAAAAGGGTACGAAGGTAATAAATGCAACGGATTAAGAATAGTGAATTCGGTTATTTAGGTAATCCGAACATTAAAAGAGATGGAGTTGAAACCGAATTCACATTAGATGAGGTGGAAGAGTATAAGAGATGTATGGATGATCCAGCATACTTCGCAACTACTTACGCTAAGATCATATCGCTAGATGAAGGATTAGTACCTTTTAATCTATATCCATATCAGTCAGATATGTTTAGTCATTTCAAAGAAAACAGATTCTCAATAGTTCTCGCGTGTAGACAATCGGGTAAGTCCATATCATCAGTAATATACTTATTATGGTATGCGATATTTCATCCTGAAAAAACAATTGCGATTCTAGCAAACAAGGGCTCAACATCAAGAGAGATGTTGGCCAGAATAACTTTAGCATTAGAGAATCTGCCTTTCTTTTTACAGCCAGGATGTAAAGCTTTAAATAAAGGTTCAATAGAATTCTCTAACAATTCAAAAATGATTGCTGCAGCTACTTCAGGTAGTTCTATTCGTGGTTTATCAATTAACTTGCTATTCTTAGATGAGTTCGCATTCATTGATAACGATGCGGAATTCTACACTTCGACATATCCAGTAGTAACAGCGGGTAAAGATACAAAGATCATTATAACATCTACTGCTAATGGTGTAGGTAACATATTTCATAAGTTATACGAAGGTTCTATCCAGGGCACAAACGAATTTAAAGGATTCAGAGTAGATTGGTGGGATGTTCCTGGAAGAGATGATGAATGGAAACGTCAGACAATAGGTAACACGTCTGAGCTACAATTCGAGCAGGAATTCGGTAATACCTTCCACGGCAGGGGTAATACTCTTATTGCTGCTAATCACTTAATTGCACAAATGGCACAAGAACCTCTTTACACTCAGGAGAATGCCAACTTTTATAAGAAGCCTAGAGAAGGTCATAACTATTTAATGATGGTTGATGTTGCCCGTGGTAGAGGCCAAGATTATAGCACATTTAATATAATAGATGTATCTACTAACCCTATGCAGCAAGTTGCAACGTTTAGAGATAACATGTTGTCTCCTTTATTGTTCCCAGATATCATCTATAAATATGCTATGACGTATAATGAAGCTTATGTTATAATCGAGTCTAACGACCAAGGTGTTGTAGTTTGTAATGGGCTTTATTATGATTTAGAATACGAGAACATGTATATTGAATCGTCTGTTAAAGCAGGTGCAATCGGTGCTAACATGACTAAAAGAGTAAAAAGGATTGGTTGCTCTACTATAAAGGACTTTATTGAACAAAGAAAATTAGCAATTGTAGACGAAGAAACCATCAGAGAAATGAGTACCTTTGTTGCTAATGGTAGTTCATATGCGGCATCGGCAACGAATCATGATGATTTAATGATGAACCTAGTTATGTTCGGATGGTTTGCTTCCACCGACATATTTCAAAATCTAACTGATATCGATATGAAGGATCTTCTATATCGGGAAAGATTACAAGCTATACAGGATGACATGCTTCCGTTTGGGTTTATAAACGATGGTAGTACTAATCATAATAAATATGTTATTGATGAAGAATCAGGAAATAGAACCTCATGGATGGACGTAGGGGACAATTGGTAGGATTCTATTAATCATAAATAATACAGTGAACATAAACGTATTATGAAAACATATTAACTAACTCAAATTTCGAGAGGATAAAGCGATGGCATTTCAAGTATCACCAGGCGTCGAAGTAAAAGAAATCGATGCTACTAGTGTGGTTCCGGCTGTTTCTACCAGTATTGGTGGATTTGCTGGATCATTCAATTGGGGTCCAGTAGAAGAAATAGTAACAGTCGGTTCAGAAAAAGAACTTGCTGCCAAATTCGGAACATCAGACTCTAATACATTCAAGTATTTTCTTACAGCAGCGGCATTTTTAAAATATGGAAACGCTCTTAAGATAGTTCGTGCAGCAGATGGTGGCGTTAATGCTACTACCGATGGCACTGGACAATTAATTAAAAACAAAGATGATTATGATAATAATTATTCTTTAGGAGAACTAAGCAAAGGTCTTTGGGCATCTAAGTATCCAGGTCTTTTAGGTAACAGTATTTCTGTTTCTATCTGTACTCAAGGTATTACTGACTTCCAATCTTGGGCATATGCTGATTCATTCAACTCTGCTCCAGGCACTTCAGAGTATGCTGACGGCTTAGGTAAAACAACAGCTAACGATGAAATGCATATTGCTATCATTGACACATCAGGTTTAATCACTGGTACAGCTGGTGGAGTATTGGAAACTTACGCTTATGTTTCTCAAGCATCAGATGCTAAGAAATCAGACGGTACCACTAACTATTATAAAGAAGTAATTAATTCTGGTTCTAACTTTATCTGGTGGATTGATCACTCTCCGACTCTAAGCTCAGCTGGTTCAGCTCTTACTGATGCAGCAGTGACTTCGTTCGTAATTTCAACTACCGCTATCACTAACACCTTATCTGGTGGTACCGATGCTTCAAGCGTTTCAGTAGCTTCAATTCAAAATGCATTAGCTTTGTTTGACGATTCAGAAACTGTTGACGTGAACCTATTATTTGCTGTACCTGATGCAAACGGTTCTGCAGATATTGCAACAAGCTTAATTACTATTGCAAACACTCGTAAAGATTGTATGGCTTTTGTATCTCCGCCTATCGAAGATTCAGTAGGAACTTCTAGTCCCGCAGCTGATATAAAAACTTGGGCTGATGGACTTACATCTACTTCTTATGCTTCTGCTGATTCTACCGCTCTTTACGTATATGATAAGTATAACGACGTATACCGTTGGATTGGTGCTGCTGGTCATATTGCAGGTTTATGTGCTAATGCTGATACAGTTGCAGACGCTTGGTTCTCTCCAGCTGGAGTTAATCGAGGCCAACTACTAGGTGTTACCAAGCTAGCGTTCAACCCTAAAAAGGCTGATAGAGATACGCTTTATAAAGCTCGTGTTAATCCTATCGTATCTTTCCCAGGTCAAGGAACAATGTTATATGGCGATAAGACTCTATTGAGTAAGCCAAGTGCATTTGATCGTATTAACGTTCGTAGATTGTTTATCGTATTGGAAAAGGCTATTTCAACTGCTTCTAAAGCGCAGTTATTTGAATTCAATGATGAGTTCACAAGAGCACAATTCAGAAATATGATCGAACCTTTCATGAGAGATGTTAAGGGAAGACGTGGACTTACAGACTTCTTAGTAGTTTGTGACACCACTAATAATACTGGTCAAGTAATTGATACAAATAGTTTTGTTGCTGATATTTATATTAAGCCTGCAAGATCTATTAACTTCATCACACTTAACTTTATCGCAACAAGAACAGGCGTTGATTTCTCTGAAATCGCAGGCGTTTAATTAGGAGACTATAGAAATGGCAATTTTAGGTGTAGACGATTTCAAATCTAAATTAGTCGGTGGTGGTGCTAGATCTAACCTTTTCAAGGTTACTCTTAACTTCCCTGGCTATGCAGCAGGAGACGTTGAACTTGCTTCTTTCATGTGTAAAGCAGCTTCATTCCCAGCATCAAACGTAGCTACTGTTACAGTACCATTCAGAGGACGTCAACTGCAGATCGCAGGTGATCGTACTTTCGATCCTTGGACAATTACAGTAATTAACGATTCTGGTTTCGAAGTTCGTGACGCGTTTGAACGATGGAGCAATGGGATTAACTCTCATGCTGCAAATACGGGTTTAACAAATCCATCTGACTATCAAGCTGATGCTATCATTGAGCAACTTGATAAAGCTGGTAACGTTACTAAGAAGTATGATTTCAGAGGCATCTGGCCTAGCTCAATCGCAGCGATTGAAGTTAGCTACGACGCGGAAGGAATTGAAGAATTCACAGTTGAGCTACAAGTTCAATACTGGGAATCCGGTACAACTACGTAATATAAACTATATAAATAGTATTAGAAGGGACAGATTGGTTCTGTCCCTGATAATATAAAGGGGTGATGTTTTGGCAGAGTTTTTTGGATTCGAGATCAAGAAAAAGGGTGGCGAACCTATTGATCCTATTTCTTTCGTCCCAGATTCGGATGAAGATGGCACTGGTGTAATTACATCTGGTGGACATTTTGGTACCTACATGGATCAGTCCGGTGGTGAAGCCAAGAACGAAATTGATCTTATTTACAAATATAGAGACTGTGCAGCTCAGCCCGAATGTGATGCAGCTATAGAAGATATTATCAATGAAGCAATTGTAGGAGATCATAATGATGTTCCTATTAATATTGTACTAGATGAAGTAGAAGCCACAGACAAAATTAAAGAAATGATTAGGGATGAGTTTTACGCTGTACTAGGTAAATTAAGCTTTAATCAATACTCACATGATATTTTTCGTAGATGGTACGTAGATGGTAGATTACCATATCATATCATTATCGATAAGAAAAACCCTAAAAAGGGTATATTAGAATTAAGATATATTGATCCGACTAAGTTACGCAAAGTTAAGGAGATCGAGGAATCAACCGATCCAGCGACAGGTGCTAAACTAATAACGGGTCAGACGGAATACTTCTTATTCCAAGATGATAAAATGGATAGATCCTCAGAAGGATTAAAGATTCATCCTGATTCTATTGCTTACGCAACATCCGGCCTTTTAGATCCTGGTCGTAAAAGAATTATGTCTTATTTGCAGAAAGCTATTAAGCCTGTTAACCAATTAAGAATGATGGAAGATTCATTAGTAATTTACAGAATCTCGCGTGCTCCAGAACGACGCATCTTCTATATTGATGTTGGTAACTTACCTAAGACTAAAGCTGAGGAATACCTTCGTGGTATTATGAATCAGTACAGAAACAAATTAGTCTATGATGCAGAAACAGGTGACATTAAAGATGATCGTAAGCATATGTCAATGTTGGAAGATTTCTTTTTACCTCGTCGTGAAGGCGGTAGAGGAACAGAGATATCTACATTGCCGGGTGGTGAAAACCTAGGTCAGATAGATGATATTATATACTTTCAGAAGAAACTATATAGATCTCTTAATGTTCCGGTTAACCGCTTAGAGCAAGAATCCCAGTTTTCTTTAGGTAGATCAAGTGAAGTTTCAAGAGACGAAATTAAGTTTAAAAAGTTCATAGATAGACTTAGAAATAGATTCTCAGATCTCTTCATGCAGGTGTTAAAGACCCAATTATTACTAAAGGGTATTATAACAAAAGAAGATTGGAATAACTGGAAAGAATCCATATCTTTTAACTATATCGAAGACAACTACTACGCTGAGTTAAAAGAAGCAGAAATGCTTAGAGAACGATTCGAAATGTTAGCTTCTCTTGATGAATATGTGGGTAAGTACGTATCCAATGCTTGGGTACGTAAAAACGTTCTTAAGTTTACAGATGATGAAATCTCTACGTTGAAAAAAGAAATGGATCAAGAAGAAAAAGACGGTGAAAATGATATACCTGATTCCGATGATCCTAGATACTAGGCATTATTTTATCATAAATACATACAGAGGAATAAGAAATGACAATAGATGATATATTAAATGCAGTAAAAGACGGCGACAATATTAATGCTCAAAAGGCATTCGATAGTGTTATGTCGGATAAGATTGCATCAGCAATAGATTCAAAGAAAATAGAAATCGCATCTTCAATGATCGGTTCTAAAGAAGAATCCTAATGAAAACGTTCATCGAGTTAAGAGAAAAAGCTAAGATCGGAACTGGCGAAAAAGAAGTCAGTTCAGCTAAAGGCGGTAAAGGTAAAAAAGCAGAGATCACTGTTACCCAGAAAGGGAATAAGTTCTCTGTTTATATTAATGGTGAAAAGCTAGATGACAACTTCTCTAGTGAAAAAGAAGCTAAATCCGCAGCAGACGACTTTCTTAAGTTGATGGGCGAAGACTTACAATAGGATACAAATATGAAGTTAATTGCAGAATATTTCGAAAGCGATCTACAGATTATTCAGGAAGCTGATGAGTATGGTAAAAAGGGCCTAGTTATTGAAGGTATCTTTATGCAAGCTGATCAGAAGAATAGAAATGGTCGAATTTACGAAAGAAAGATTTTAGAACGTGCTGTGAATAAGTACGTTACAGAACAAGTTAGTACAGGTCGTGCGGTTGGTGAATTAAACCATCCTGACGGACCTTCTATTAATTTGGATAAGGTTTCGCATCGCATTACTGAACTCCGTTGGGATGGAAGTAACGTGATAGGAAAGGCATCTATACTTAATACTCCTATGGGCAATATCGTTACCGGTTTGCTTGAAGGCGGGGTTAAGCTAGGTGTATCAAGTCGTGGTATGGGTAGTCTTGTACAGAAGAATGGCGTTAACTATGTGACGGATGACTTTATGTTATCCACTGTAGATATAGTCCAAGACCCTTCCGCTCCAGAGGCATTTGTCAATGGAATTATGGAAGGTGTAGATTGGATATGGGATAACGGTATTCTGAAGCCACAAGAAATTGAATTAATTGAGACTGAGATACTGACCGCTCGAAATATGAGATCTTCTGATATTGAGATTAAAGCGTTTAAGAATTTCCTCTCGAAACTTGTATAACTCTTAAAGGAGAGAATGAAATGTCAGAAGATGTTAAAAATGAACTAGTCGAAGACATTCATGATGTAGAGCAAATTCAAGAATCTGAAGAGCTCGTTGATGAAACACAAGTTGTAGAGTCTAACGAGGAAGAAGTTCTTGAAGCGAAGAAAGTTAAAGAAGAAGGCGAAGAAGAAAAAGACGAAGATGAATCTGAAGAGTCTGGCGAAGACGATGAAGAAGAAGTCAAAGTTGAATCTTATGAAATGCCTAAAACTAAAGCTGGGATCGTAACTGCTGCATATGATATGCTGAAGAAGGCTAAGAAAGAAGACGCTCAAAAAATCTTTGCAGGTATGCTTAAGGTATTTGAAGGCGTTGAGATTGTAGATGGTGAAGGCTTTGTCACAGAAGCTGCTAAGAAAGCCGGTAAAGGTAAAGCTGAAATCGATGTTGATTTTAGTGGAAGTAATGCTGATGCTAAGAAAGCTGAGAAGAAGCATAAACTTAAAATCCAAATAACGGGCGACAGCAGCGCAGATATTTCTGGACAAAAGAAAGATATCGTTGCATACTTAAGTAGTGATATGTACGATATGGATCAGGAAGATCAGGAAGGTTTATTTCCTGAGCTATTCGAATCTGCTACAGCCGATGTTTCACACATCGATTACCAAGAAGATCTTGATGTTATGGTTGCTGAAGAAGCTACTTTATCTGATGGTTTTCGTCAGAAAGCCGGCGTAATTTTTGAATCAGCTTTGAAAACTAAAGTTGCCGGCGAAGTAGATAGACTAGAAGCAGAATACGCTACAAGTCTAGAAGAAGAAGTTTCTGAATTCCAATTTTCAATGGTAGAGAAAGTAGATTCTTACTTGAACTATGTTGTTGAGACTTGGTTGAAAGATAACGAATTAGCAGTTAGCACAGGTCTTAAGACTGAAATTGCTGAAGGCTTTATGACTTCTTTACAAGCAGTATTCAAAGAGCACTATATTGAAGTTCCAGAAGGCAAAGAAAACATGATCGACGAGTTAGCCGAACAAGTTTCTGAGTTAGAAGAGTCTCTCAATAAATCCACAGAAGATAACATCCAGTTGCACGAAGCTAATCAAGTTTTCGCTAAAAGTGCAATTATTAAAGATGCATCTTCAGGTATGGTAGTTACAGAAGCTGAAAAGCTTGCTTCTTTAGTAGAAGATATCGATTTCGATAATGCGGAGACTTTCCAAATGAAAGTTAATGTTATTAAAGAATCATATTTTGTTGCTGAGATCCAGGAATCAGTTGATGAAGCTAACAGCCTAATCGGAGAAGACACAGTAACTGTTGCTGATCTCTCTGATACTATGGCAAGATACACACAAGCTATTACAAATAACCTTAAAAAATAAACATACAAGAGGAAAACAAAATGTTTAATGCAGATAAAAATTTAATGGAAAAATGGTCTCCAGTATTGGAACACTCAGAAGCTCCATCAATCAAAGATAGCCACAAGCGTGCTGTTACAGCTCGTCTTTTGGAAAACCAAGAAGTAGCAATGCAAGAAGAACGTGCTCAGTCAGGCGGTAACTTTATCTCTGAAGCAGCTGCTGCTAACAACGTTGGCGCTGGTAATATCGGTACTTTCGATCCAGTATTAATCAGTCTCGTACGTCGTGCTATGCCTAACCTTATCGCTTATGATATCGCTGGTGTTCAACCAATGACTGCACCTACTGGTTTAATCTTCGCTATGAAGAGCAAGTATGCTGCTCAAGACGGCGCAGAAGCTTTCTTCGACGAAGCTAACACTGGTTTCTCAGGAACTGGTACTCAAGAAGCAGATCCTACTGGTCTTGGCGGCGTTACTGATGCCGATACAGATGGTAGTATTGCTGATGAAGCTGATGTATTGTCAGGCCTTGGTCTTGGTACTGGTACAGCTGCTGCAGAACGTTTAGGCGTTGGCGCAAGTGGTGACGGTTCATTCGGCGAAATGGCTTTCTCTATCGACAAGTCTACTGTAACTGCTAAGTCTCGTGCTTTAAAAGCAGAATACACAATGGAATTAGCTCAAGATCTTAAAGCTGTACATGGTCTAGATGCTGAAGGCGAATTGGCTAATATCCTTTCTGCTGAAATCCTTGCTGAGATTAACCGCGAAATGGTTCGTACTGTTCTTGCTAAAGCTAAGATCGGCGCACTTCAAAGTTCAACTGCTGTAAACGGTATCTTCAATGTAGATACTGATTCTGACGGTCGTTGGATGGCAGAGAAGTTCAAAGGTTTAACTATGCAGTTAGAGCGTGAAGCTAACCAAATTGCTAAAGAAACTCGTCGTGGTAAAGGCAACTACGTTATCGTTTCAAGTGACGTTGCTTCTGCTCTTGCAGCTGCTGGTCAACTTGACTATAGCCCTGCTCTTGCTACAAACTTGAACGTAGATGATACTGGTAACACCTTCGCAGGTATTCTTAACGGTCGTATGAAAGTTTATATCGACCCTTACGCCACTATCGACTTCGCATGTATCGGTTACAGAGGTTCTAACCCATATGATGCTGGTATGTTCTATTGTCCATACGTTCCATTAACTATGGTTAAAGCAGTTGGCGAGAATGATTTCCAACCACGTATCGGGTTCAAGACTCGCTACGGTATGGTTGCTAACCCATTCGTTGCTGCTGACGGTACTGGTACAGATCGTGCTAACCCATACTTCCGCATTATGCGCGTAGATGGTTTAATGGTTAGTTCTTAATCACTAGTTTAAAAGCTTAATTAATAAAGGACTCTTCGGAGTCCTTTTTTGTGTGCATAAATAAAGGGAACAGAGGAGATATAATAACATGCCACTAACAACGAACAAAAACTTCTTAAGTCCAGTCGGCTTTAGTTTTAAGATTAATTCTACCGAATATCCTAATCTAGAATATTTTTGTACGGCGGTCACTTTACCTGGATTAAGCCTAGGCGAAGCAGCACAACCATATAGAGGTACAAGTTTAGCATTTACGGGTGATAGAATTGAATTCGATGATCTCAGTATCAGATTCAATATTACTGAGAATATGGAAAACTACATCGAAACCTTCGAGTGGATGCATAGTCTAATACAATCAAGTAATGCTGAAGATCTTAAGGTTGATGCTACTCTGTTGGTATTATCCTCTCATAACAATGTTACTAAAGAGATTAAGTTCTCCGGTGTATTCCCTAATGGATTAAGTGCTGTAGAGTTTAATAGCCAGAATTCAGATATAGAATACTTACAAGCAGATCTATCTTTAAAATATACTTCATTTGAATTCTTATAAGAATAGGGGTGTTATGTGAGAAAAGGCGAGAAAACATTGGAGTCAGAGGCAAAGCGGCAGATATCTATTTGTTGCGAAACATTATGTGATAAGATCGTGGTTGAGAAGTATATACAGGAATTGGAGAATAGGGTAAAATACCTCGAGAACCAACTGATTAAAAACAACCATTATATATAATACATAAGTTTATAATATGGAGAGACGATGAATAACCTTGAAACAATACTTGAGATGTGGAAGAAAGATTCAATCATAGATGAGCATGAACTAGATGAAGCATCCCGCGATTCAGCAAAGTTACACGGCAAATACCTAGAACTATTAAGCGTTAACCGTCTTAGACTTAAAAAGTTTGATATGGATTTTAAGGTGCTGCTTAAGAACAAATGGTTATGGTACAACGGAAAACTAACTAAAGCCGAGATGGATAAGTTTGGCTGGGATTACGATCCGCTAAACGGTCTTACTATACTTAAAGGTGATATGGATAGATTCTATGATTCAGATGAAGACATTCAGGTCTTTCAATTAAAAATCGATTACCAAACAGAGCTAAACGCTGCACTAAAAGAAATAGTAGATAACATAAAGTGGCGACATAGTAATATTGGCAATATCATAAAATGGAGAGTATTTACGAGCGGTGGTTAATCCCTTATAGATGATAATAATATGACTGATATAATACGAATTAAAAAGAAGAACGAGACATTTCTCCATATTGACTGTGATCCTAGCACCGGGCAAGAGCTCAGTGAACATTTCTGTTTCTACGTCCCCGGTTACAAATTCATGCCCGCATACAAGAATAGAATGTGGGATGGTAAAATACGACTATATGATCTAAGAAAAAAGGTACTCTATTGTGGTTTATTTGACTACGTTAAAGAGTTTGCTGATGTTCGAGGTTATGAAATCCAGATAGAAAATAACGCAGTATATGGTAGACCTGACGTATTAGAACAACCTGACATCGAGGGATTAATCGGGGATCTAAAACTAACTGCTGGCGGAGAGGTAATAACTCCTAAGGTATACCAGCTAGAGGCATTACATAAAGCACTGTCTAAAACTAAATCATTGTTGTTATCTCCAACAGCATCGGGTAAAAGCTTAATCATATATCTTGCTCTTAGATACTATTTAAAGCATAATACCAAACAGGTGTTGATCGTAGTTCCAACTACTTCTTTGGTCGAACAGATGTATTCCGACTTTGCAGACTATTCTAAATGGGATGATGGTTTTAATGCTGAAGAAGATATTCATAAAATATACTCAGGAAAAGAGAAGTTCAACATACAACAAGATGTTATCATTACTACTTGGCAATCCATATACAAGCTTCAAGCACCGTGGTTTGAAAACTTCGGAATGGTTATCGGGGATGAGGCGCATAACTTTAAAGCTAAATCTCTTACTAGCGTATTAGAAAAGTGTAATGAAGCAAAATATAAGATTGGTACCACAGGTACATTGGACGGAACCGCAACGCATCAGTTGGTATTAGAAGGGTTATTCGGATCTGTATATAAGGTAACAACAACCAAAAAACTAATGGATTCACAAGACTTGGCACAATTAGAAGTCACCATACTTCTGTTAAAATACCAAGATGAATATCGTAAGTTAGTATCTGCTCAGAAGTACCAAGAAGAATTAGACTTCATTGTTAAATATGAACCCCGTAATAACTTCATCTCTAATCTAGCTCTGGAACAAGAGGGGAACACCCTTATATTGTTTCAATTTGTAGATAAGCACGGTAAACCTCTTCATGCAATGATCGAGGAAAAGATAGCTGCTTTACCTAGACAAGTAAGAAAGGTCTTCTATGTGTCAGGAGAAACCGATGTTACCACAAGAGAAGATATCAGAGCTATCACAGAGACCGAAGATAATGCAATCATCGTTGCTTCTGTAGGCACATTCTCAACAGGGATAAATATAAAGAGACTACACAACATCATCTTCGCTTCTCCATCTAAGTCACAAATTAGAGTATTACAGTCTATTGGTAGAGGACTAAGAAAGAGCTCCGATGGTAGAGCAACCAAGGTCTTCGATATTGCGGACGATTTGCAATGGAAGAAGAAAAAGAATTATACCCTGAATCATGCAGATATACGCATACAGATATATAATAAAGAGAAATTCGACTATAAAATATTTGAGATAGATATCTAATGACTGATATATCGATTGAAGATCTAGAAATAAAGCAATTCAAACTAAGATCCGGGGAAGACATTATAGCATTAGTGTCTAATAGGAATAAAGATAATTGGATGATTGAAGCTCCATTAGTTCTGAGAGAAAACATCTCTGGTGGGTTTCAGTTGGCTCATTGGTTTCCATTCAGTACGGCTAGACTCTTCAAATTACTTGACATAGATATAATGCAACAGGCTAATGTTATTAATGAGATTAAACGTAATTACTTAGAATATGCTTTGAAGAAACGAACAATAGAGTTAATCAAACAAGATGATGAAATACTCGAAGAGTATAATAAATCACAATCAATGGAAGATGGAGAACAATCTCCTGATAAAGAAGAGA